GACTTTCGCGGCTTCCGGTCAAGACGGTGATGAGCCATCTTGCCTTCGGCACTCATATGCTTAGCGGCGCCGCCCTTCATCATGCGAACCTTGCCACCTTTACGATACGGCTTGAACTTCGCCTTGGTACGTTCCTCGGCAGAAGTCTCGTCGTTCGTTTCGTTGCTCTCGTGCTCGTCGCTCGCTTCCTTTGCGACGTTGCTATCACCACCGGCGTAGTATTCCTCGCGGACCTTACCACCGGCGGCCTTCTTGTGACGTGCAGCCATTTTCTGTTCCTTTACGAGATGGTGTTGACTGTCTGGATATATTTGACAATCAAGGTTCCGGCGCCGGAACCAGTGTTGGTTGAGGTGAGTTTGATCTGAATGTCAGTAGTTCCGACATTCACCCAATTGCCGATCTGAGTAGCCCCAGTTCCTGGTGTTACGCTGATATACCCAGCGGTCCCGCCAGCAACCGCCGTAGCCGTCGTCAATGCGGTAGCCGAAGCAGTTGTGCCGATACCAAGGGTTGATGCCGCGCCTGTCCAAGCAGTCGAGACCACGAGGGTAATGGTCACAATGGTGCTCGAAGCCGGGATAACAATGTTGGTCACATAAACACCAGCACCGCCACCGCCACCGGCAGCTTGCGTAATCGCCTGTTTCTGAACAAGCTCAACAAAACCCGTGTTCTGAACATTATTACCAAGAACGCTGCCGCTCGTGTCAATAATGCTGCCCACCGTAACCGGCCCGGTAAAAGTAGTAGTTCCCATGGGGGATCTCCTTTCTAGGGTTGGTTACGAGGACGGGGTGTTGCCGTAAATGGCGCGCGGATCGTTATAGCCGAAGCTGTAACGTTCGTAGCCCTTCACGAGCAGATTGTCGGTCACGAAGTCGACCTGCATATCCATCTCAAACGGCATGCGGAGCATGTGAACGAGACCATCAATGTTGGTCGTCAGGAACCAAGCGTAGTTCGACGTCAAGAAGTCGAGCACGATATAACCCTCGGGCAGACCGCCCGAAGTGGTCAGGATCGCGTTGACGTCATTGTTCGCGGTGCCAGGGCGCAGTTCCGTCTTGGTAAGACGAATAGCCTGCGGTTCGAGAGCAGCCGGAACAACAAGACGACGAGCGCGGGACAGAATACGCAGACCGGCTTCGTTGTAGAAACCGGTACGGACGTTAATCATGCCCTGCAACAGCGTCGATTCGCTGAGGTCAACCTGCACCGACGGGGTGTTCGCCCAAGTGCCGCCATCGTACGGATGCGAAGCCGAGAGCAACGCTTGACCGTCGCCGCCGATTGCCGCGTTGTACGTCGTGGCAGTGTTCAGGATGTTCGCGCCCTGGATTTCCTTGAACTGCGAGAAAGATTCCTGCAGCTTAAGGTTCGTCGGGTTGAACTGCGCCTTGTAGAGGTTGTCGTCGATCGCCTTACGGGTGATCGCGTAACCGAGGGCGATTTCCTGATGTTCAAAGTTGAACACCCAGCGTTCACCAGCGTTATTGTCGAACGCGGTGGCGCCGCCTTCCGCTTTAAGCTGCGGCAGGCCGAGAAAGCGCATCTGACTAGAACGTTCCAGAGCCATGTTGGACTTATGGGTCGTAAAGACCTTATCCCACTGGCGCGGGATCATGTCATACGAACCACGAACGTCGAACAGACCGGGAAGGAGTTCCGACTTAATCTGACTTAAAGAGACAGCCATTGGTTATCCCTCCTTAAATGCCAGTCGTTTGCAGCGTATTCGCTGAAACGATGACCCAGTTGTTGGCGGTAGTCGCATCAGAGCCGTTGCCGACACCCTGATAGAGACCGATGATACGGAACGGCAGCGTAGAGGTCGTCGCGGCGGTATACATATCGAGGTATGCGCCCGAGCGGCCGTTCAGCGTGTTGCCAGTTCCCATTGCGACGTCACAGTTCTGACCAATGTCCGCCTGGGTAACGGCAGAGGCAGTCGTGTTGCTGTTGCCAGTCTGCACCAAGAACCGTGGAGCGGAACCCGGCGAGACAGGAACAACATAACCAACGACGCTCGACTGAGCACCGGCGGCAACGTCAGCGCCTGGCCAGTACGGCGACCAGACAACGCGGCTCTGCGAGGTTGAGAGATATTCGCAACCACCGAAGACACCAAACAACTGCGAAACACCAGTGCCTACGGTCCATGCGGTGATATAGCCGTTAGACGCGATTTTCACCGGGTCGCCGGTGTAAATTTTAGTGCTATCAGAGTACAAAATGGGATAAGCGGCCTGCTCAAAGTTCGGCGCAGCGCCCGCGTTCCCACCCACTTGGGAAAACCCAAACGGTGCAAAAGTATTAGACATTTTTGTCTATCCTTCTTTCATGGAAAAGCTCTAATCTGGCGCGCGCCAAAATCGAGCGGTTGAGACACTCAGAGCACCTGAGCGCAGTCCGTACAGGGCAATGCGCCCTGTATTAGTTAATCCTCAATAGCCAACCGTGGCCGACTGACGTCAGAAGGCTCATAAGTCTGTTTTACTTGAGGACGTACACCGTCAAACCCACGCGGCAGCATCTGACCGAGCTGCTGGCGCTGGTAATCCATAAGGTTGCGCGCCGCCGTGTAATCCTCCTGGCGCGCTTCCTTGGTAAGCTCAATCGGGCGCTCCATCAGAAGCATGCCGTCGCGGCGGATCGGGCCGGTATAGGTGTCGGCCATAAAAAAACCGGGGTGCGCACTGGCATCAACGGGCGTCCAGCCATTCTCGGACATCGAACGCATATGGGCCGAATCTTCCTGACCCAAAATGGTCTCACGCTTCCATTCATAATCCCAGCCAGGCGGGATCAAGTGGGCCGGGACGTGAAACTTGTCGATGTTATTGCCGCGCTTGCGGGACAATACCTTGCCGTTACGGCCAATGACTTCTTTGGTCTTGGATCGGCTTGGCTCACGAACCGTCTCTCGGATCGGTTCTTTGTCCATTTCGCGCTTGTTCATACGAGTGCGGGGTTCCATTGGGTTCTTCCTTTACTGCATTGCGTCGGCGTATTGGCCGTTTTTAATCATCAGGGACTTGCGACGTGCATATTCCTTTACGCCGATTGGCTCGCCTTTGTTTGAGCCAGCGTTCCAGACGATTGATCCATCGGTTGCGGCGCGAGCCTCGCCCGACGAAAGCTTGATGACGTTGCCGTTGCCGCCGGATTGAATGTCGCCATTGCCGCGAGACACGGGCGCACCTGCGGGCATGCGCGATGGAGCTTTTTTCGGCGCGTCCGCGTACCCAAGTTTGTTATCCAGAAACTGAAAGTAGGCTTCGCTGTCCGGTTTGTGGCCTTCGGCTTCAGCTTCGTAGTGGGCAGCAATCATGCGCTTGTTTTTGTTTTCGTTCGTGACCAGTTCCCGATGCTGGCGCAGGTATTCCTGCGATCGCTGAGTAAACTTGCCAATGTACGCTTCCTGCGGGTCAACATTGACGGGCTCTGACTTGCGCTGCTCAATGTAATTCTTGCCTTCCTTGAGCGCATTCAGCTTTGTGATCGCTTCGGACAGGTCTTCTTGAGCCTTTACAGTGCCGTCGAAGTCACCGGCTTCCATTGCGTCCTTGAGCTGACGCTTGACCTTCTCGCGTTGCATCTCGACCATTGAGATTGCATTAGTCACGCTATCAAGGTCGCTGTCTGCAACGCGCGCGGTCGCAACACGGGCTTCACGTTCGGCGGTATCGGCGCGGCGGCGTGCCGCTTCCTTTTCCTCACGTTCTGCTACGAGCTTGACTTCGTATTCCTTGGCCTGCTCACGAATAGCAAATGCGATGGCGTCTTCGCTGCCATCTTTTTTAGTTTCGACAACAGGGGCGTCCTGTTCGATTTCAACTTCGATCTCTGGTTCTTCACTCATCTGTTTCTCCATCCGCAGCGCGCGGCATCAGGGTTGCCCCGGTCTTTCTTCGCTAGGTGACCGGGGACCTAGAACCCATGCCCTTTCGGACACCGAAGGCCTAAAACACGACGTCAGGGCTAGGGATTTTGCCTTTAACGTGAACTTCCTCAAGCAAGCGACACAGCGTCCCGTTGAGCACCAGCGGGAAGCCGTCACTAACGCGGTAAAACACCCAGTCGCCAATATCGACGTTCTGGCCGTGAAACTTGTTGTTGTCGTCATCGACAAAGGCGAGCGGGCCTTTCTTGAGAACCAGACCGGCCTTGCCTTGGTAGCGGTCTTCGTCTCGCGTCTGAGACGTCAACAGAATGCCGCCCTTGGTTTTCTCGGGACGAATGTAAACGCCAACCAGGATTTGATTGTGCAGCACCTCGATCTGCGAGATGTCGCCAATGCGTTTGCGGATTTCATTGGCCGGATCTTCGACGTGGCTCATCAATGCGGGGGGCATTACTGGGCGACCTCCGCAACTGGCTCAGCCACCGGCGCGGCGGCTTCTGTGAGCTTCTTGCTGAGAACAACAGCGGCCTCTGCGGCTTGCATGCCGGCGGCCTTAACTGCGATATCGAGCAACTGCTGAAGCACGTTTATTTCCTGCGGGGTAAAAGTAACGGTAGTCATTGGGTTTTCCTTGGGTTGAGGTTAGATTTAAGATACGCGGTTGATAGTGACGATTATCGACGGGACGGCTGGCATGACGGGCGTTGACGGTCCGACAACTGCGGGCGTCGCAAGCAATTGGCAGGTCGTAGTGTCGCCAACCAAGAATAATTCGTAATAGTCGCCAACCGTGGTGCACGGCAGGATAAACGAGACGGCCATATTGTTCGGGTTTCCGCCGGCGACGTCTACGTTGGTGTTACTGCGGGCTACGTCAGTGCCGTTGTACCTAAGCCAAATGTATATGTTTGAGTTGGACGACACGGTCTTGTGGCACAATGCCGAGAACGACAGCAGATAATTGCCGACTTGGTTCAAGTGCATCTTGCTGCCAATGCCGCCGGATGTTTCCAGCGTTATGCCGCTCTGTGCTTCAATCGTGTTGAACGTAACCGCCTGACCAACGGTCGTGCTTACAACGTTCTGCGTCGTTGAACTTGAGTATGAGGCGTATGGCGAAGGTGCGGTTATATACGACATTAAATAGTAATCCAGTTGGCGCCGTTCGACATGACCATGATCGACTGATATTGCGTGGCGAGCGCGACAGTTGACGCGCCGTCGATGGTTTCCGCCCCAGCCGGGTCAACGGTTATCGTCCCGGTGCCGCTGTTTTTAATGACGTAAACCCGGCCTGTAATGCTGACCGCAGTCGGCAGCGACACGGTAAACGTGCCGGACGTGCAGTTGATAACGTAGTCCGTGGCGCTCGCGGTGTAAGTTGCGGTTTTGGCAACGTAGTTGAGCGTCGTTCCGCCGGACATGGCGCTGACGACGACTGCGCCGGTTGACGTTGTAATGGTGGCATCGCCCGAGGCAACAAATCCGCCAAACGTGCCCGTGTTGTTGTACTGGATCGAGCCCGCGCCACCACCGGGGCTGTTCGTAATTGTGCCTGCGGTGACGACGTATGATAGGCCGCCGAGCGGCAGTGATGGAGTTGTCATTGGCCCATCAACCCCGCCTGGATGAACGTCGCCGTAACTGAGCCAGAGCCGCTATTGAGCTTCACGCGGGCAAACGTCGGGATGAAAATGAAGTTGCTTTGAGCGGACGCGGATGCGGCAACGACCGACGTGTCGTTGGTGTTGATCCACGTCATGCTGTTCAACGCGACGGGGTTGGTCGGTGAGTTGGGATCGTCCAGCGATGTCTGGATGGTGTAGCTAACAGTGCCAGTGACATTGCACTGAATGGCGATGTTCGGCAGCGCCCAGCTATCGAAACGAACCAAGTCGCTGTATTTCACGCCACCGGAGGCGTCAGAAACGGTTACGATAATCGGTGTCATGTCAGCAATTCCATGCTTTGAGTGATTTGTTTATGCGCGAGTTTGGATCGCGAGCCGTCGCGGCACTGGTTAGCTTCTTCTTCATGCCTTCCATTCTCGCGCAAAATGAATCCCGCCGAGACCCGCCTTCCGGCTGCGGGCGCTTAAGTGTCCCGCCGGTTTCCTCGTGATACGATCGCCGGCCCTTTTCGTTCAGGCCACCATTAGGGTTCTTGCCTTCAGCGCGTTGCCACGCTGGCGCGCCGCCCGCCGCATACCGCTTTTGAGCCAGCAGGCGACCGTCGCGTGATATGCCTTTGAAGAACGTGGTCACTGCTTTAGTTCCTGTTCGATCTCGGTCAGCATGTTCAGTACGTCACGATAGGTAGTGATGGCGGCAACGCGCTTTTGGTACTCGGTGAAATCTGCAGCCGAGCCACCGGCCAGCCCGTTCACACACCGGTCAATTTCGGCGGTGATGGACTGGCCTAATCTTTTAGCTACTGCCGAATCAAACGAGTTCATTTCTGGCGACCGTACTTCTCAACCTTCTCAAGGCGACCTTCGCCCGAGCCCGCGCCAAACTTCATCTTCGGATAGACCGAGCCGCCAGCCTTGTAGGTAACCGGGCGAAACTTGCGGATATCCATCTGGTCGTTCTTGCCGGGCGAGTGGGTGACCTGCGTGCCGTTGCGCATGCCCTCGGCCTTGGTGCCCGTTTTGATTTCAACGCGGCCACCCTTTTTGCGCATTGGCATGCCGGGAGGCATTCCGCCTGGCATCGGGGGGCGCATACCGCCGGGCATACCGGCTGGCATACCGACGGGCATGCCACTAGCCATCGGCGGAGCCATCGGGGCACCACCCGTCGGCGGCGGCAACATCGGCGGCGGGGCGGCGAGCGACGACATACCGGGGGCGGCACCCGAATGCGGGGCGACGATCACGTTGACGTTGGTGCCAGCCTTTTTCTTGCTGCGCGGATTGAACCCGAGACGCCCGCCGGCGGCCTTGCGGATGACGCCGCCTTTCTTGAGCTTGGAAAGGTCGGTGTGGTTGCCTTTGTGTTCCTGCGCGTCGTGCATCGCAACGGCGCGTTTGATGAGCTGCTTGTCGGCGATCAAGTCGGCTTTGCTATCGTGGCCGCCGACGTAGGTGCCCTTGGTGACCTTGCCGCCTTTTTCTCGACCAGCAGTGCTATTGACGAGCGCATTCATCTTTGCGCGATCTTCAGCGGAATAAGGTGACGGAGCCGTATCTGCGACTTTACGCTGGCGATCGGCTTCTTGAAGCATTTTCATGCGCATGCGATCGGTAAGGTTAAGAGGCGGCATAGAGCCACCGCCACTCTGACGATGCTTGCGCGGCTTCTTGTCGAGGCGCATCTGGGCGGTGCCGCCCTCGGCCTTCATGACCTTGCCGCCGCGCTTGCGGTGGACGATCTTCGGCTTGACGGTGCTGCCGCCGCTAGACTTCTTCGTGTAGCCGCCGCACATGCGAGCGAGCTTGTCCATGTGAGATTTTTTGGCAGATTCTTTGTGTGACATTGGGTGATCCTATTGATTTGGCTGAGCCGGGAACGGCGTTGCGATGGTTTGTTGAGCGAGACGCTCCGCTTCAGGATGCACCGCCAGCGTGCGGGCCAGATCGACCATTGCGATTTCTCGCTTGAGTTCGCGGTCTTTCTGTTTTTCCTGTGCATCAGCCATTGCCAGCACGGCTCTGGTTTTAAGTTCGTCCATTTTGGCCTGGGCTTCGACTTGAACCTTGGCCATACGCGGGTCGGGCGGCGCCGAAGCCGGAGCCTGCGGCGGTGCAAACAACGATTCTGGATTGTCCCAACCCATGATCTTAAGCACTTGCAGGTCGACGTTCTTCGCATCGTACAGTTGCGGGTTGGCGGCCTGCAGTTGCTTGACGGCGGTCGCCTTCATGAGGCGATGCAGGTGCGACGGTGTGTTCGGGTCGGCGACGGGCGTAATGCCGTAGGTATTGATCGCGGCGATGAACTTCGTCTTGTCCCAATCGGTGGCGGGCTTTTTGTTGCCGCGCCAGAACGACTCTGGATCTTCGCGGAACAAGTTGGCCAGCAGTTGAAATTCTTCGGACTGTGCTTGGTGCAGGTTTTTGTGGACGGCGCTTTCCACCTTTGTGGCCTGTTCGATCAGGGCGATTGTGGTGCCGACGGGTGCGTCCTGTTTGCCTTCGCCGACCTTTGTTTCTGTGGCACCGCCGACGCGCTGGGCTGATTGGAGTATTTTATCCATCATGCCAAGCAGGCCCTGCGTCGTGTCTTTGTACGGCAGGGGCATTACGGCTTGGTTGATTGGCAGCCCTTGGGTGTCGACCACCACGCCCGACCCTGCGGCCACGCGCAATTCGTTTGTTTGCTGGCGAGCGGCGAGCTTGGCGATGAGGAAGCCTGGGAAGTTGGCAAACATGGCCGTATCAAGGCCCATTCTCCAAGTTGCTGTAAGAGCCGCCGCGCTGTTGCCGAGCAAATGTAGCAGACCCCAGCCGTACAACCCAAAGCCAGGAACGTAGGAATAATGGACGAACGTAGTGCGTGGCTCACAATCTTCGTCCTCCTCGTCCCAGTTACGACGCAGTTCAAGAATTTCGCGGCTGTCTTTGTCAATCGTGACGCGGAACGGCAGCAACAGGCCTTCGCCTTTGAACTGGCGTGGCGCAAACTGATCTAGATCCAACTCGCAATAGCATTCATATAGAGTGTGTTCGCGGTCTTCGATTCGCTGAGACTCGATGTTGATGCCTTCGATGCTGGCTTCCTTGAGCTCGACGACGTTGGTTTCCACGGACGGCGGCGTGAGATCAGCATCACGGTAAACGCCCAAGAACTTCATGCGCTTCATGATAGCCGGGCGCATTTTGATGCGGTGCGTAATGCGGCCAGCGTTGCGCAGGTCGGTCGTGGCGTTGTTGACGATGAGGTCGGCTGCGTCGATGCTTTCGGACACAGGTCGGCGCCGCATGGGGTCGGCGTAAACCTTCTTAAAGCCTGAGCCACCGAAGCAAGTCATCAACAGCATGCGGTCGGTGTCTGGAACATATTCCCTAGCTTTGACTGTCAAATAAGTATTGAAGTCTTTCTCCAAGCAATCGGCGAGGATGTCGCCTTCGGGCGAACGCTGGCCTGTGTCGACCACCTTTACCGGGCCGGATGCAGGCAGCAGTTCAGCGCGCGCATTGGCCCACGCCATCAGTACGGCTTCGAGCAGGATCGGGTGCCTAACGACCGACATGCCTTCGACGGGTGCCGAGGTACTGCCGACGTCGCCCTTGGCGTCTTCGAGCTTGATGCCAAGCAGGTCTAGGCCCTTCGCTCGTGTCGATAGCCACTCGGCGCGGGATTGATCGTCGGTATCGATAGCATCGACGAGTTCGCCGGCAATGCGAGACAGTTCGTTACTGTCCATTTTCATTGCGAGGTTATCGAAGTGCGCGGTCGGCTTGTCGTCGACTTCAGGCGACAGATCAACTGTGACGCCACCGTCTGCTAGTTCTGTGACGCCGCCATTGGGCGACACGGCGTTGCCCTCGATCTCAATGACGATATCTTCGCCTGCAGGTGCTGGCGTGCCGGGGGTTGAACCTAGATTCCAAAGATTGTCGGCCATCGGTTACACCTGATAAAGCGGCTGGGATGAGCCGCCGCGGTGACGCAGCGATTCGGTGAGTTCAAAATCGGCTTCGTGACGATGGACGATGAGACCGGTTTCGCGCAGGAATTTTAATGCTTGTGTGGTGCTATCGGTGAGGTCTTTGTACCGACCCTTGGGGAAGCTCTCCATTTCGCTGATGACTGTCTCTGCCCATTCTTTGTCTGGTGCAGACACGAGCAACTGCGAGAAGATCGGCTGGACGGCGTGCGCCCGCGAGACCTTATCGCCGGTCGGCTGCACGATCTGAACGCCCCAGCCCTCTGTGCCGTGCAGGCGGCGAATTTCCTGCGCAACAGACAAACCTGACGCCTTGCCTTCGATAATCATACGATCACATTTATATTTGCGGGCCGTGTGAGATAACCACTCTGTCAAGCCCCACTTTGGCTGTGTGCGCTTATTGAATTCTGCCGTTGTTTCGTCGGCCAGGCGGGGTTCATAAACGCCGTGAAGTTCGAGGTGCTTGCGCCATGCGTTGAGCAACATGATGCGCGGCGCGCCCTTTTCACGGTATACGCCCCAGACGGTGCAACCGGTCGGATCGTTCGCCTGATCCTGAGTGTAAGCAGTGTCAGCGCTTACCAAAACGAATTCCATCGGGGGAAAACTGTCATCCGGGCTCTCCCAGAGCTGCCACCAGTCACGCTTGAAGATACCGCCGCCGCGAGGCGACGGGCTCTGCTGGTACTGGCCAGCATAGGCGTAAGGACCGAGAGCTATCTTGATGCCATCGACGACGGCGGGCGGGAACCGCTCTGGCCATGCCAGTTCACCATCTTCAGTGCGCGGGTCTTCCCAGCCTATGATCGTCGAGCAACGTCGACCGGAATCAAATTCCATCGGGATCATGAGGTGGACGTAATCGGCAAATCCTTCGCTCAAGATTGTACCTGCCACGTCGCTTTCGTGGACGCGCTGCATGATGACGACGATCGCCGACGTCTCCATGTTGTTCAAACGATTGCTGAGTGCTTCGCGGAACCATCGAACGGTCTCGGATCGGATGATTTCAGATTCGCCGTCTTTGACGTTATGGGGATCGTCAACGATGATGCGATCGCCGCGCTCGCCGGTACCAACGCCACCGACTGACGTTGCAAGTTTGGATCCCGTTTTGTCGTTGGTTATTTTTGTCTCGCCGACTTTGCGGGTGCGAAACGAAGCGCCGTATAGCTCGCGGTATTTTTCTGAAAGTATTAAGTCGCGGTACTTGCCGTTGTCGCGCTCAGTTAGCGCGGCGGCGTAGCTGAACGCCACATAGCGCAAGTGCGGCATGTTCATCGGTCCGGCTTCCCATGCCGGCCAGAACACGTCTGTCAGAAGTGACTTCATAAAGCCTGGCGGCACGTTTATAAGCAAGCGCGTGATTTCGCCGGATGTTACGGCCTCTAGGTGTTCGCACACCGCATCAAGAGCCCATCCGTCGACGAACTCGGTTTGCGGTTCCAGCACATCCCAGAAATAACGCACGAACTCCAACAGGCCCCCTGGACCCTGCTGGCGTTTGCGCATGACGCGGCGGCTTGCCTCTTGATGCAGGGCGATCAGGCGCGCGCGTCGTTCCGGGTTAATTGACAGAGCCGGTCCCCTGATTTGTTGCTACCAGTTCCTCGCCGATCGCCTCGGCTTCCTCTTGAATCAAAGCCAACAACTGCGCGTCTGGAATTTCGCTGAACTCACCGGCTCGACCAACCTCGTGCTTGTGAACGTCGCGCCAATCGGCTGGTCGGCGGTTCTTCAGAAAGAAGATCGCCGCTGTCGTATCGGGCAATACATGCTCTGTGTAGGTTACATTCTGCGGGATACCGCCAGCGACAACAACTTTCTCTGCGGTATACGTATATCCAATGGCTCTGTTGTATAAGCTACGTTCAACTCTATTGTCAGCTTCCGATTTTCCAAGCTTAAGGGCCAAGGAAAACTCTTTATGCGCCAGCTTCCAGTCGTTTATAGTTAGTTCGCAAACACCAAACAAACTAGCCAGTTACCGGTCTGTAAACCCAGCTCGGCATGCTAGTTCGGCTCGTTCTGCGTATTCGGGTTTGTAAAGGCTTGGGCGGCCTCCACCTGGGTTTCCAACGGCGTATTTATTACCTTTAGGGGCACCCATCACGCGCACCCCACGCCTAGGCCCACGCCTTTGAGCATGTCGTTTTCAAATGCCCCTTTGAAGTCGCCAATATAAATTATTTCGACGCCATTGGCTTCGACGGCTACGGCGCGCACAACGCCAGACACCTTGCCCAATCGCTTGATTGAACACGGCTCGCCGGCATATCGCCAGCCTACTGCGTACGTTTGGTCAACGGGCTCCCAGAGGAGCGGCATCGGTAGCCTAATATCCAGTGGTGCCACGAGCGGCGCGCGCGGGGGACGAACTGGGTCGGTTAGCCGTTATGAGCGGGCGCCGCTCTGTGGCTGACCACAACATATAGTCCCCACGGTCCATGTCAAGCCCTTTCCGTAGCGGACGCCTCCTCGTAGCGCGCCGGGGTTGAGGTTAAGCCAGGACGTATTCAAAAGTCGCGATAACAATTCGCAAAAAATCAATTCGCCAAAATTCAATTCGCCGCGAATTGCGAATAATGCAACCTCCTCGTTTATGTGAAATATAGGTCACCATCGCAATTGAGCGGTTTCGCTCGCGAACGCGCCGCCGCCCGCTACCCATGCCGCACCCCTACCATTTAAACGCACCAGCGGCCTTCCCATAGCTTCCCATGGCTACCCCATAGCTTCCCATAGCTCTACAAACAGCCCGTGCGGGGCCGATAGTACCTCGTGAGGCCCGTTTCAGAATAACTAAGTATTTGTTTTAATTAAAGAATTTCCAATATTTTCAAATAGTAACATCTGACCGTCTACGATACACTTTTCTTTAATGATATCAAAGGGTTATA